TCGCTGGACGTGAGGTGGCGTTGTTCAGACCACTCCTTGCGCCGTTGGTAGTACGCAGGCAGACCGGCGTCATGCAGGCGCTTGTAGTTGGGCAGGCATTCGCTGAAGAGAGGGTCAAACGTCATGATGCGCGTTTTTAAGCGCCTTCTGCTCAGCATGATACGCGTTTTGAAGCTCATGATGGGCAGAAGGCGTTGGTAGTTATTGAAGCAGGCGCGAAAAGTTATCTCGAAGGCGGAGATGCGGTTCCACCAGGAAATGTTTTCTGGAGATGCAGAAGATGCGCGCTGAAGTGTGGTTTCATAAGCTGCCATAGCAGACTTCTGATTCCACCCCAGAAACACCAACGTCTGTGAGAGAAGAAGCAGGTAGTAGGCAGAGTTCTCATTGTAAATGTTGTGCACGAGACGCAGAGTGGTGTCAGGTAGGTCACAGATCGTGAAAGAGGCAAACGTGAGCATCCATGCAAGATAGGGGTTGGTCGAGACGGGCGCAGGCGTCTCCAGGTGGTCAGACGAAGAGGCGAGCGCGGGCGCCTCCGTGTTGGAATCAAAAGAGGGGTCGATGTCGATCTCGCCAACCTCATTATCATCAGGGAAGGGATTGCTGGGGATTGAACCCAGCGGGGATACAGCCGTGAGGCTGGACGCAATGCTATTGAATTGATTCATTTTTTTGAATTAATGGATGAAGGGAGTGCAAACGTGCGTTATAAATAAATCAATGTAATCTATATATATAATTATTTTCAATTTTTATAAGGTATTTAACGGTATATGATAATTAATCATTATTTAACACTAAATAATGATTATTAACAAGTTGTATTATTATATTGTTCTGGTTTAATAATATTGTCCATTTTATCTAAATATTTACCTCTACATAAGTGAATAACTGAATCTGGTATGCGAGTTTTATGTATTTCATCAAATTTATCACCTCTTATTAATCTGATTAAAAAGTTCATAGAATATACACCACATTCAGATCCCCCATATTGATGTTTCATTTTATTATATCTTATATCAAATATTTTTTCCATTGCATTTGAACCAGATTCATTCATATATGTTTCAGCATCCAATTCTATTAATTTTTTATTAGGGTATTTCTTCTTATACATTATTTCTGCTAATTTTTTTACTAATTTTTTTACTCTAATTTCTGGTGGATTACTTGCTGAGTCTGAATAATATATTTGATTTTTATCAAGATCAACATAAAATGCAACCCAATGTGACCCTGATTGATCATGTTTATCTAAATTAAATACAATACCTATTTTTTTAAATCCTAATTCATATACTTTATCATATCTTAATGTACCGATACCAAATTGTTCCAAGTCTTCTATATCAATTGGTACTGCACCAATAAATAAAAAATCAGAATATAATCTCATATATCTTTCCATACAATCATTAATTTCAGTAGTGCTTAACCAATCATATTGACCAGTAGGACCCTTTGCTTTAAATGCCATACTTAATTCATTATTATTTATAAAACTTAATGTTGCCCAACATGTTTGATCATTACATTTTTCTTTTAATTTTTCTTGTAATGCATTAATCATATCTGGTTTTTCATCATATAATTTTATTTTATCACTGTGTGCATCATTATATTGTTTAGCAATCTGATGTAATTCATCTAATGTAAAGCATGATCCTTCTGAATATGTATGAGTTATTGAACATGATTGTTGAGGTTTATCTTTACCTGCTTTTTGTGCACTCTTTTTTTTATGCATATAATTAGCAAATATTTTTGTTTATAATTTATATATGAATAAATATCCCAAAAATAGTTATCAAGAAACAAATAATAAAAATAGAATGAGTGGATTAACTCCAAAACCCTTATATACAGAAACACCAAATCAATCTACAAATCCACTTTCTTTTCAAACTCAAGATGTTCAAAATATAAATCAATTTAGATATAACTCAGATCTTATTTTATCTAAAAATATTATAAATAATAATAATGTATCCTATCCAAAAAATGTAGGTGAATACGGATTATATTTAGATAGAAAAGAATTTCAACTCAATATGCCTCTTTATCCAAATATTGCTGAATCAGTTGTGTCTGAAAATGTTAACGAATATGTAGTTATTATAGATAGTAGTGATAGAAATTTAGAGTTATATCCTAATCCTTTTAAATTAAAAGCATTTTTTAGTCAATCTGATGATGATACTAGATTAAACATACCACGTAACTTTGAAAATGTAAAATTTATGAGAATAGAAAATGTTATTTTGCCTAGAAATTATTTTTTAACAAAATATACTGTTCAAAATATATCGTTAGCTACTTTAGCATTAATTACAAATAATGGAATAATACCAACAGAAGATAAAACGGCAATAATAGGTGTTATTACTGAAATTTTAAATAAAACAACTATTAGTGCAGATGTTGTATCACCATTAGTAACATCAACAATTCAAACCGTAAAAGTAATTAATCTTAAAATATATTCATATACTGTAACTATTATTAATAACAATGTAACTAGTGTATTCACTATAACTTACCCAAATGATACTACATATAATAATACTTTATATACTAAAACATTTGTATCTGGATCAAATAATATTGATAACGATGTGGATGCGTTTTTAGAAGGTACTAATTATAATATTGTTTCTAGTATAAATGGAACTAAAAGATCTGTAGTAGGTAATAATAGTATATTATTTACTTTAAATTCAATTACTGCAACAAATTATAGTATTAAATTTATGATTGATAATAACATCGCAACAAGAAGATGTTATGAATTTAATACTACACCCGGTGCATCATTAGGAGATTTAGATTTTTATTTTTTTTCATCAAAAGGTTTAGATACAGACAGATATTTAATGTTAACTATTGAAGAAATTGCAGATAATAATATTAATTCTACAAATAAATCATTACGTAAAGCATTTTGTTTATTATATCCTGATTCATATGGTGAACTTCATTATTATGCAGCATCAAATTACCAAGATAAAATTTATAAAATGTCTAATCTTGGTAATATTAATCGATTAACACTCACACTTTCAGATAGTTATGGAAAAGAATTACTAATGCCATACTTAGACTATCATATGAATTCATCTAAAGCATGTTATTGCAATGATGATGATTTTGGATGTCCTTGTTCATATATTAGACATCCATATTATAAATGGTTACAAGTACAATATATGATAAAAGTGGGTGTAGTTGAAACAGAAATAGATAAAAAAATATTTTATTAAATTAAAATAATTATTAATTATAATGAGTAAATCTATAGAATATGTAGAACCACTATCAAATAATATTTTATTTACTATTGGTATTTTAACTGTACCAGAAAGAAAAGAATATTTAGATAGACTATTAGGACTGTTGGATAGAATCATCCCATCAGAATATAAACAGTCTGTAGAAATATTTGTAAATAATGATAATATGGTGAAGACAGTAGGACAAAAAAGAAATGAAATATTGGATACCGCTAAAGGCAAATACATCGCCTTCATTGATGATGATGATATGGTTTCTGATAATTATTTTAAACTAATAATCCCAGAACTAGAAAAGGATGTGGATGGAGTTGGCTGGAATGGTCAATATTACGTGAATGGTATTCCTATAATGAAGTTCAATCATGCTAATAAAAACAATGGTCATTTTAAAGAAAATGGTGTACAGCACAGACCTCTCAATCATTTAAATCCTGTCAGAACAAGCATAGCAAAGCAAATAAAGTTTCCAGAAAAGAACTTTGCAGAAGACGCAGATTTTTGTGATAGATTATTAGCTTCAGGATTGATCAAGACGGAATCAAATATAGATAAAATTTTATATCATTATCTGTGGAATTCTAAAGAAACATTAACACAAAAATAAATTAGGAAATTTCAATGACTATAGAATATTATGGAATAGAAGGAGATTGGAGTCCATTACCAAGCTATTCAGATTCAGTATGGACAAATGGGTGTTATGATATTTTGCATTTAGGTCATTTAGAATTATTATCAAAATGCCGAGACGAAAGTAATAAATTAAATAATTCTTTAGTTTTTGTTGGTTTAGACTCTGATGAAAGAGTAAAAAAAAATAAAGGAAATGACCGACCAATAAACAATGAAACTTCTAGAATATCAATGCTTTTATCATTAAAATATATTGATGGTGTTTTCGTGTACGATACTGATGAAGAATTAATATCTATAATTAACGATATCAAACCAACAAAAATGATAATAGGCGATGATTATAAAAACAAACCAGTTATAGGAAAAGAACACTGTAAAGAACTTTTATTTTTTCCAAAAATAGAAAACATGTCTACAAGTAATATTATTAAAAAAATTAGAGACGGTGTATAAAAATATGAAAAAGGCATTAATACAGCAAGAATGCGGACTTGGTGATATATTATTTTGTCAAGGAGTAGCACATCATTTTAAACAAAATGGTTATAAAATTATTTGGCCGGTAGTAAAAGAATTGATTGATACGGTTAAATATTTAAATACTGGTATTGATTTTTATAACAGAGACGAAGAATATCCGTTAAAACAATTATTTACAGATTTATATGAGTCTAAAGGAATATATCAAACACAGGATGGTGATATTTTTCTTCCTTTGGGTTATTCTTCCCATATGATACAACCATATAGAAAAAAAGTGATGCAATCAAAATACACAATATGTGGTTTAGACTATAAACAATGGAAATCTTATTTTACTTTTACTAGAAATAACACAAAAGAAAATGAATTATTTTATGATGTTTTGAATTTAAAAGACAATGAAGATTTTATATTATTTAATCAGACATATGCAACACAACCTGGAATTATAAAAAAGGATTTATCTCCGGTAAAAAATACATTTGGAGGTGGTAAATTTATAGAAATGCGATTCGTTGAAGGATTTACTTTGTTTGATTGGTGTAAAGTTTTTGAAAATATGAAATCCATAATAACTGTAGATACATCTTTGATGTATATTTTAGAAAAATTAAATTTAAAAAATAAAACAAACTTTTTTTGTGTAACTAGAGGGGCTCACGTAGAAGAGGAAATCACAGAATTGTTTTCTTATCCATGGAGATATACTTATTATGCTTGAAACAATAACATTTAAAAATAAAAATTATCCAAAATTTCAAACTGAAGGAAATGCAGCTCAATTTGCTATTCCTTACGCAAAACACGTATGTAAGGGATATGGTGTAGATATTGGTTGTATGAAACCCGAATGGGCATTTCCTGGTGCTAATTTAGTTGATCCTTTATTGGAAGGAAAATATCATGCATTGAATTTTCCGTATACTGATTTGGATTATATTTTTTCGTCTCACTGTTTAGAACACGTAAATCAATGGGTAGATGTGATGGATTATTGGTATTCTAAATTAAAAACAGGTGGTGTATTATTTTTATATCTTCCTGATTATAGTCAAGAATATTGGCGTCCCTGGAATAACAAAAAACATATGAATATATTCACATCACAAATTGTTGAAGATTACATGATAGATCGTGGATATAAAAATATTTTTAAATCTGATATTGATTTAAATAATGCATTTATGATAATGGGAGAAAAAGGTGATTGATTTAAAAAATATTTCATTGGTTACTGTGGATGGGGTTGGTACTGATTTAGATGCAATTAGAGCACTAAAATATAGTTCTAAACATATTAATTTTGGTTCTATAAAATACATAACAGCAGGGTCAATAGTTCCTAATTTTTGTGAAACTATAAAAATTGAAAAATTAACTCCACCCGAATATCAAAAATTTTGTCTAGCCAGACTTGTTAATTATATTGATACTGAATTTATTATATTAATTCAATCCGATGGATTTATTATAAATCCTAACAAATGGAACCATGATTTTTTAAAATATGATTATATTGGTGGTCCGTGGCCCATGGAATTATTGAGAGGAAGTCTTACCTACATACCTTTGGTTCGTGAAATAGAAAACAAAACACAATTAATAACAAAAAATCAAAATGGTTTAGTGGGTAATGGTGGATTTACTTTGAGATCTAAAAAACTATTAGATGCAACAAAAAAATTATATTCTGATTCTTATTATGGAATTGCTGAAGACAATGTAGTTTCTATTTTAATAAGAAAGAGTTTAGAAAATTTAGGAATTAAATTTCCATATGATGTTGATTTTGCATCAACTTTTTCATGTGAATCTAAACAAATAAACGGAAAAGAATATTCATCAAATGACAGTTTTGGGTTTCATGGTAGGATTCCACATCAAGACAAAATAATGCTATTGAATGATATTAAAATTGAGGATTTAGTATGAAAGTATTAATAACGGGCGTTGGTGGTTTATTAGGATCCAAATTGGCAGATTGGATTATTGCTAATAATTTGGCAGAAGTATATGGTATTGATGATCTATCTGGTGGTTATATAGAAAATATTAATAAAAATGTAAATTTTTATCAAAAAAATTTAGTATATGAAGA